AATTAAACCAAACCAACACATGTCTAAAAAAGCTCTTTGGAAAAGTCAAAGACAAGGGTATATTGACTCCCTACATTACCTAAAAGGTAGAATGGATGGTGTCATAAAGAGCATAAAGACACCTTGGTCAAAGTTTAATGATGCTACTACAGATGGTCTTGAATGGCACTCAATGACTGTTATAGGTGGTAGACCTGGTAGCGGAAAAACTTTAATCAAGGACCAAATTATCCGAGAAGCTTTTACACTTAACCCTGATATAGAATTTAGGGTGCTAGAGTTTCAGTTTGAAATGCTAGCTAGAACTTCTGCCATAAGACAGTACTCTAGTGTACTAGGTAAATCTTACAAGTACCTGTGTAGTGCTGATGGTAAATTAAGTGAACAAGATCTAGCAACGTGTTATGCATATGCTAAAGAGCAGGTGCGTTTCCCTATAGATATTGTTGAAGAACCTATTACAGTAAATGAATTCAAGCAGGCTGTTATGGACTACATGGATGAACATGCTGTAAAAAAAGATGATGGTCTTTATGAGTTTAAGAAGACTATTGTAACCTTAGACCATTCTTTATTATTAAAGAAGGCACCATTTGAAAAGGATAAGTTTGATACTTTATATTCTCTGGGTGAGGCTGTCACGGAACTTAAACGTAAGTATCCTATAGCTTTTATAGTACTTACTCAGTTGAATAGAGGTATAGATAATCCTGAAAGAAATGAAGACGGAAAGTATGGTAACTATATACTAGAGTCTGACATCTTTGGAGCTGATGCATTATTGCAACATGCTGATACACTAATTGGTATTAATAGACCTGGTAAACAAAAGATAAGGTTCTATGGTCCGGATAAGTACATAATTGAAGATGATAAAATCTTGGTTATGCACTTCCTGAAATGCCGTAATGGTGATACTCGCATGAGTTTCTTTAAAGCTCAGTTTGAAAAGATGAAGATTGTAGAGATAGCTACCCCACCACAACAAGAAAAAAGAAATAAAATTTAATTATGATTAATGCAAGTAAGTACATTTCTGGTGAAGAAAGAAAGCTTAAAGTTATTGAATTGCGTAAGAAGCATCAACCTGTCTTTGACAGCATGAATGATTCTGAAGCTTTATTCTTTCCTAAGCTAGCTTATAGACCAGAAGGAAAAGATGAACGTCACATCTCATTCTTTGTTAGTGAACTAAGAAGAGGTGCTGATATTTACACAGAATTTGTAGGAAGTAATTGTGATTCTGAGGATCCTGATAGGACTCTTTGGAAATGGAATTACAACCCGCATTGGAAAGAGGAGTATGATAATACAGAAAATTTAGACAATGGTCCTTTGAGATACTTGGTACCTGTAAGTGAGTTGGTTAAAGTAGAAACTCCTAAGGCTACTAAGGCACCTAAGCAAATGTCTTTGATGGACTTTGACTTAGATGATTCTCCTATTTCAGAAATGACTATCAGAGATCTTGCTGCTATACTATGGAAGCAACCTGTTAGTACAAAGGATTGGCTAAATGATTTAATAAAATAATATGGAGATTAAACTACCTACAACAAAAGTTCCGGCTTCTCACACAAGCCCTAAGAACTTGATTATATTCAGTAAACCTAAGACTGGTAAGACAACATTGTTATCTCAACTAGACAACTGCCTGATTCTAGATTTAGAAGATGGTTCTGATTATGTTGAAGCTTTGAAAGTAAAAGCTAAATCTATTGATGATATCAAACAAATAGGAGAAGCTATTAAAGAAGCTGGTAATCCGTATAAGTATGTTGCCGTAGATACCATTACCGCCTTAGAAGAAATGTGTGTGTCTTATGCTGAGACTTTATATTCAAAGTCTAGTATGGGAAAGAACTGGTTTTCAGAAGGTAAACCCAAGTATGGTACAATACTTAACTTGCCTAATGGTGCTGGATATCCCTGGTTAAGGGATGCTTTCAGTAAAGTTGTTTCCTATATTAAAACATGGGCACCCAGAATTATATTAGTAGGTCACGTAAAAGACACCCTCTTAGAGAAAAGTGGTGGTGATTTTACATCTATGGATTTAGATTTAACAGGTAAGATTAAAAGAAGTACTTGTTCTGACTCTGATTCTATAGGATATTTGTACAGAAAAGGTAAGCAAAACATACTAAGTTTTAAAACCTCAGACCAAGTTTCTTGTGGAGCTAGACCGGCACATCTAACTAACCAAGAGATTGTGGTTTCTGAAGTTGATGAAGATGGTAATGTTAAAAGTTACTGGGATAAAATTTATATAGATTAATTTAAAAAGTAGAAAAATGATTTCAACAGATGCATTATTGCAAGACAAAGGTCCTAGTGTACCTAAGAACCTAACAACAGGAACTCAAACATGTAAGATTAACTCTGTTAAGTTGGAGGCTTCTCCCTTTGATAAGGAGGCTTACTTCTTATATCTTAACATGGAGTCTGAGCCTATGGGTGATGACTTTGAAGGCTTTGCTATTGACAAAGATAACCCAGATGCTGGTAGGTATCTAGGTAAAGTTGGTAGAGTAAAGACTAATGAGTATGCTTACAAGGATGGTCAAACTAAAAGTGGTATTAAGGTAAGCCGTGATCTAGATTTGCTACGTGCTGTACAAAGTATTTGTAAAGCAACTAAAGCTCTTGCTTGGATGGAGGCTAACAATAATAAACATGAAACTATTGAGGATTACATCCAGGCTTTCTGTGATGACATGCCTTTTAAAGATGTTTATTTTAATACTACCTTAGGTGGTCGTGAGTATTTCAAAGACAACTATGCTAAGTATGACTTGTTCTTGGTACGTCCGGGAAAAGGTCAAGTTAATATGGAGTCTACTGATGTTCCTGAAGAAAATAGCAAACTAGTAAAGTTCAATGAAGAACTTCATATCAAAAGAAAGAAGACTGAAAATATAGAATCATTTGGTAATGAATCAGTTACCACATCTTCTGTAGGTTCAGACTTTGATCTTTAATTTTAATTAGATAATATAAGGGGGAGTGTAATAGCTCCCCTTTTTTATCTTAAAGCCTATGATAACAACTGATAATCTAGTAACAATAGATGATGTACCTAGCTACTGGGTATTTGAAACTTATTGTAACTTATCTGAAAAACTAACTGGGCAAACAGTAAAGATTAAATCTTTATTTAATCCAACAGAAAGAACACCTAGTTTTGTGATATATGTAAAAGATAATGAGTATAGATTCACAGACTTTTCTGCAGGTAAATCTGGTAATAAGATAGACTTAATAGCATATTTGTATGATATTACATATGGTGCTGCTGCTAATAAACTAGTTGATGACTATAAACATTATTTAGATCATAACTCTTTTGATGATATTAGAAGCTTTAAGAAGCAAGCAAAGTATACTGTAAACAAGTATACCAAAAGACCTTGGAATAAAGGAGATGCTAAGTACTGGATGCAGTTTAATATCAACTCTAAAGTTCTTGAGTACTATAATGTAATTCCCGTAGGTGATTTTCTTATGGAAAAAGAACAGGATGGTAAACTTGTTACGGTGACTATGGCAGGACCAAGTACTTATATGTACTGCAGAAATGATGGTACTCCATACAAAGTATATTATCCTTTATCATCAGAGTTTAAGTTCATGAAAGTTAAGAACTACATACAAGGTACTGATCAACTAAAGTTTGAGAAGCCTAATCTTATTATATGTAGTTCTCTTAAGGATGTTATGGCTCTTAGTACATTTGGGTTTAATGCAGAATTTGTAGCACCAGATAGTGAAAGTAGTTTGATTCCTAATGGAGCTATGACTATGTATAAAAGCAAGTATGAAAATATCATAACCTTATTTGATAATGATAATGCTGGCAAGAAAGCTTTGGATAAATATGTTACTACATATGACGTACCCGGAGTTATCTTACCTTTGAGTAAAGACTTATCTGATTCTGTAAGAGATTATGGCATGGAGCATACTAGAAAAGTTCTTTACCCATTACTAAAAGAAGCTATAAAGAAATGAGTTGGATTTATAAAGGTGTAGTATTTACACCAGACATGATACCTGAAGGTGCTGTCGGATTTGTATATGAGATGACTGCTATAATAGATGGCAAGTCTGTGTCTTACATAGGTAAGAAAAACTTTAACCGGGTTACTAAAAAGAAACTTGGTAAGAATGCGCCTGTAGATAAGCGTAAAAAGAATTATGTACGTGTTGCTAAACTAGCATATGAGAATTACTATAGTAGTAATACTGTATTGAAAGAAGCACACAAGAAGAAGATTCTGATTAACAGAGACATATTACACATATGTTATTCTAAGACAGAACTTACTTATATGGAAACCAAATATCAATTTGTTAGAGGAGTACTAGAGTCAGACTTATATCTGAATGGTAATATCCTCGGAAGGTTTTACAAACAAAAACAAAGATTATGAATTTATTTGATGATGATTTAGAAAAAGCAGCATTCTTCTCTGGACTAAAAGATTTAGGTGTTGAGAAACTAGTTGCAGAATATAGTGGGTCAGG